GCCAACCTGTGCGATGCCAACCTGCGCGGTGCCGACCTGCGCGGTGCCAACCTGCGCGGTGCCGACCTGCGCGGTGCCAACCTGTGCGGTGCCGACCTGTGCGGTGCCGACCTGTGCGATGCCAACCTGCCTGATCTCACATATGTAATCATAGGTGAGAAGTACTTCATCAGCATCACAAACGGTGAATATGTGCGAGCTGGGTGCCAGAACCACACCGCAGAGGAATGGCGTAAATACAGCAAGCATGAAATTGCTGAAATGGATGGTCGTAAGGCCCTGAAGTTTTACCCACGCTTGCTGGATATTATTGATTTCTATCTTGGCAATGGTGAAAGACCAGGCTGGTTAACCAGCAAAGAATACGCAGATGAGGTCGCAGAATAAGCGGCCTTCTTTTTGGCAGCAAGTCACTTATTTGAGGTGAGATATGGAAGAAGAATTTGAAGAGTTCGATGAACATCCTCAGGATGTGATGGAACAATACCAGGACTATCCGTATGACTACGACTATTGATAAGAATCAATGGTGTGGGCAATTCAAAAGATGCAATGGATGCCAGCTTCAATCGGAATGTATGGTTAAGCCTGATGAAATGTTTCCTGTAATGGAGGATGGGAAATATGTCGATAAATGGGCAATAAGAACCACCGCAATGATTGAAAGAGAACTGGAAAAACTAAAGGCCGCATAGTCGGCCTTTCTTTTTGGCAGCAAGCCACTTATTTGAGGTGAGATATGAAATTCAAAGGTACGCCGGGGCCGTGGGAAGTAATGAACGCAACGGATGTGTTCACACAGCAAGGGTCTGCAAACGGAAGTGGTGTTGTCTGTGATAACGACGATGGATGGCAGGTTGCTGGATGCTTCAATGGGAAAACCTTTGTCCAGGGTGAGTTGGTAACACTCTCCCTTTCTGAAAAGGAAGCTAACGCCCGTCTGATAGCTGCGGCACCTGAACTTCTCGAAGCGCTTCAAATTTCAATGAAGGTGATGCAAGAAGGCAGAAACGTCTCATATCCGGATTTGTATGGGGCAATCAACAAAGCCCGCGCAGCAATAGCTAAAGCCATCGGCGAGGAGGAGTGAATGGAAAAGGTAAGAATAACCAAATCAAATTGCACATTTGTTAGGCCTGGTGATGAAACGGAAATCACTACCGTGAATGGTGTACAGCGAATGTGGTCGCCGCGCTTAAACGCACACGAAAACCTCTCATGGATAACTGCGGCGTGGGGAGTGGAATACGAAGAAATTACTGCCCCACCCGCTGAATAGCAGCCGATAGCCGATTCATAGAGTCGGTTATCTGATGCAATCCGCATCATAACCAAGACAGGAGACGAAGACCTGTTCTGGTTAAATGGAGAAATAACCCTTGTTGTCTGTTAGCCCCGCTAGTCGGGGCTTTTTTCGCCTGGAGGAAGTATGATTGACATGAAAGTTAGGAAAGTCTGGTTCTCTCCAGCAAGAGGTCGACATTTCCTTACTCGTAGGGCAGCAATAAGGGCTGAGGCTCACGGAAAGATTATTGAAAGATACCCACCTGAACGTCCTGACTATGAAAATGGATTTCTCACTTATCCTGGATATCACATCAAACACGACGAGCCCGAAAGATACAACAAGATGCTTCGCAGACTGATGCGTTTAATTGACAAACGCACACCAAAATAGCCGCCTGAGTGCGGCTTTTTCATGCACGCATATCAACAAGGCTGCTTATTAGCGCGGCCTTTTCGCTATGCCAATTAACCAAGGATAACACCATGCAACAGTTCGCTTTTGCAGGGTGGCCTGTTGTGGGCTGCTCTGAATCGCTACTCGACCTCATCACCCGCCGCATGCGCGGTATCTGCAAAACGCTTAAGGAGCTGACATGTACGGCAATCAAACAGTAAACCATCAGGCCCTTATGGCCGCGCAGAGCAAGGCGGTTATTGCCCGCTTCCTCGGTGACGCCGGGATGTGGTTACAGGCGAATCAGCAGATGAAGCAGGCAGTGAGCATGCCATGGTACCGGAGGCCGCAATGAAGACTATTAACCCTCGCGACATGACGGATGAGCAGTTTTCCCGCCTCATGAAAGATTTGATGAAACAGCAACCGAAACCACAGGAGCAGAAGCAATGAGACTGAGCCTGACAGATGTTAAAGAAATTGAGCAAATTATCGCCGCGCTGGACGCAACGGATAACGAGCGCATCAGCGATGAAGTTGAGCGACTGGCGAAGAAAGCCAACCCGTTTATCTCGGCTCTGGCGGCCACGGATGCGGATGAACATACCGCTGACGCCATCAATTACCTCGAAGGACACAGCATCGCGTTTCAGGACGCATCCGAGGGTTGGTGGATTGATGCGCTGACCGAGCGCGTTACCGCCGAGTATGCAATCGGCATCTTCAAAGCGCGACATTCACACAGGGAGGCAGCGTAATGTCATTCGATATCGTCAGTTTCGTTAAGCAGCAGGAGCCGCTGTTTTGCGGCGCTATGACCGACCAGACGGTCACATGGGCTAAGGAAAGCCAGTTTGCCATTCAGCTCTTTCAGAAAAACGACTTCCTCGCGAAGACGGCAATCAACAACCCTACCAGCGCGCAGAACGCCATCATCAACGTTGCGGCTATCGGCATCACGCTGAACCCGGCGAGCAAGCTGGCGTACCTGGTGCCCCGAGATGGGATGGTATGCCTCGACATCAGCTACATGGGCCTGCTTCATCTGGCTCAGTCGTCCGGCTCAATTAAGTGGGGCCAGTGCAAGCTGGTATGCGCAAACGACACCTACGAATCCAACGGACTGGATAAAGCGCCAACGCACAAATACAACGCGTTCGGCGACCGTGGCGAAGTGGTCGGCGGTTACTGCACAGTTAAAACGCCTGATGGTGATTACCTCACTGAAGAAATGAGCCTGGCGGAAATCAAGGCCGTAGAAGCTACCAGCAAGGCCAAGAATGGGCCCTGGAAAAACTTCTGGGAAGAGATGGCCCGCAAGACCATCGTTAAGCGCGCCAGCAAATACTGGCCTAAAGCGCAGCGTCTGGATAACGCTATTCATCTGCTTAACGATGATGAAGGTATGCATCAGGAGCCAGTCATGGCCTACCACTCAGAAGAGCAAATCAGGGAAGACGAGCGCAAGCGCCAGCAGGATGTCATTGATAAAGCCAGTGACCTTTGCGATGAAATGGCTCAGTCCGAAACTATGGACGACCTCAAGCGGAAATTTGCAGAGGCGTACAAGCTGACATCCGGCATGAAGTTGCAGCAAAACGTCCAGGCAGTATACGCAGAATGCAAAGTGAAACTGGAGGCGGCCAATGAGCAAACTGTATGAGGTTGCCAGCGACTACGCCAGGCTGATGGATGCTGATATCGACCCGGAAACCATGGCAGACACCCTCGAAGGGATTGAGGGTGAACTGGCCGATAAAATAGAGCAACTGCTTGCCATCTGCAAAAACGAATCGACGTATGCGGAGCGCCTCAGGGATGAGGCGAAGAACCTGACAGAGCGCGCAGTGAGTGTTGAAAACAAGGTCGCCAGCATACGCGCATACATCGCTACATCACTAGAAACTGCCGGTAAGAAATCAATCCGCGCGGGCATTCACCAGGTAACAGTCCGCGCGCCTTGTCGTTCAGTAGAGATAACCGACAGCGCCCTTCTACCGCCTGAATACGTCGAATACGACACGGTGATAAAGCCGGATAAGCTGGCTATCAAGCACCTGCTTGAGGGCGGAAAGGACGTTCCTGGCGCGACTCTGAAGACCGGAAAGCCATCGCTGTTAATCAGGTAGCCGCCATGAGCGAGCCATTCAAAAAACGCCGTGGCAATCAGCAGACTCTTGGCCGCAACTGGACCACCAAAGAGCTAAGCCTCATCAAATCCCTGGCTGGCACCGTCCACCCTAAAGTCATCGCCCGCAAGTTAAACCGCTCATACGAATCTATCCGCCAGATGGCAAAGCGCGAGCACATCAGCCTGCGTCGCGTTTAATCGTGCGCCACGGACGGCGCGAGGAAAAATCCATGATTACACATGACCCGCTTATCACACAAAGCGAGCTACAGGCTCGCGTCAAATCTCAGCCGATGCCGAGCCGCGAGGAATTAATGGCGCGCAACAGCTTCGGCTCTGTGAATAACAACAAATACCTCAACCGCTGGCTTGGAGCGAAGAAATGAACAACGACGAATTAATCGCAGCCGGCCATGAGCTGGCGAAGTGCCTCGACAGCAATACGCCGCTGATTGATATCGCGAAGATGATTGTCCGCCTGGCGGATAAGCTCGACGTGACCACCGCGGCGCTGCGCGAAAAGACGAAGCAGTGCGAAGAGTTGGCGGCGGAGAATGCGGGGCTGAAGGCTGCGTTTGACAAGCCTCAAGCCTATCTATCCTGGCACGCTATTCCACCAACATGGGAAGACCCTCTCCCATGTGGTGAATATCTTGATGTTCATAACGAGGCAGGATACAAAAATTCCGATGGAACTGATTGCTGGCCGGTATATGCCAAGCCAGAAATCGAAACCCCGGCCACTGACGCATTCCTGAGCGAAGTGCGGGCCAGCGCTGTTGATGCTGTTTGCCTGAAAATTAGCAATTCAATCGTAAGTTGCCGTCAAGACGAAATGATAGGGCTTGATGAGGCAGTAAATATTGCCAGCGATTACGCAACGGAGCTGCGTCAAGGCGGTGCCGCATGAACACAGCAAAACTGAAAGCGGCTGCGCACCGTGACTTATTGGGCGTACAAAAACACGCAAATCAGCACCGTTTATCTCGACTCGTCATGGAAGCTCATAACGATGAACTTCGCATCATCGCAGCGGCTGTAGAGAGCTACACCGACGAGCTGATAGCAGCGCTGGAAGCCGCGCAGAAGCGCAACGCGGAGCTTGAGGCGAGTCATGAAAAACTGCGTGATGCTCTGGCCGTCATCCATAACACCATACGACTGGACGGATTAAATGCGCCATTAGCGGCGATTATGAGCAGGGCAAAACGCGCTCACGAAGAGTCGGCCGCCGCAGCAGGCATCAATCTTGAGGCAGGGGGTGACGCGTGAGCGAAATAAGCAAAGCGGCGCTGGCTGAAGCGTGCGAAGAGAAAGTGAAGCAGCTTGAGTTTTCGGTTAAACAGAGCGCGTTTGATTCAGTCAGGCAGGAGCTTGAGACTGAATTACAGATTGCGCGTGTAGCACTCGCCGCGCTGCGGGAGCAGGCGGAGCCTGTGGCGTGGACTGAGAAATGTGAAATCACAAATATGCAGGCTACCGGACTTTACTTGCGAGGGTTTCCTGATAGCTCGCAGGGTCGTGATATTCCCCTCTACACCGCACCGCCCGCGCCGGTTGTGCCTGA